TAAAGCCATAATTAAAGAATAACAAGGATTGCACCAGATGGCACAGTTACAGTTACACCCGAATTTATTGTAGGGCTTACTGTGTGTGCGTGTTTATTAGAAGTCAAAGTGTATGATGTCGTTACATTTTGGTCGCTCTCGAAGAAGCATTCATCGCTTCCCCCTCCAGTTGCTCCAGCCCCGCCCCCCACAGCAGTAAAGGAAGAGCCGTTATATATTTCAGCAGAACCTAAAGTACTATTAAATCTCAAGTCTCCTGCCGATGGCGAACCAGGTCTTTGAGCAGTAGTTCCAACAGGTATTTGTAAAGCTGTTGTGTAATTATGTATGACATCTCCTGTGAATGTTGCGCCTGCTAATGGTGCTAATCCAAAACCTGTGGAAGCTACAGGGCCAATTGTGACATATCCATTATTTGCTGCATTTCTTATTTTCAAATTTCCATCGGATGTATCAACGTGCCACTGAAACGCATAATTTGTTGTTAATGCTCCTGATTTACTGTTATTAGATGCTATTGCTTGCAGTACATTGTTAAGGTCTGCGCGAACCGCACTTCCAGTTCCATTATCAATAATAAAATCGTGTTCAGCCATTTAATTATTCATCTTGTGCCTATTCTACCCTCCTCTGGCAAAACCGACAGCCTGATATGTGAAATTCCTATTTACTGTACTTGATCCATTTTTAAAAGTGATCCTAAATCCAGTGCCTGTTATATTTGTTAATTCAAAGAAATCACCGCTTTGCATATTCTGACTTGTGATTCCAATGCTTGGTAAGGCGCTGTTAACACCACCAAGACCTGTTGCACCTGTGAAGAATGGAGCCTGGAATGTAACATCAGTTGCACCGCTTGATGATATAACTGCTGGACTCTGCTCAACCCTTCTGCTGAATGATGCTGTATATCCAAGTTCTGTGACTTTTATATTGGCGGAGGTGTCAGTCGTTGACATATCACATCTGAATTTAAACCCTCTTCCCTTATAAAATCCATTTGTAAAGCTTTGAAAGGCTGTATAAGTTGGAGAACCAGAACTCGGATCATCTTGGGTCACGGCAACTAGAACATCTGCTGAAACATCTGAAATATTAATACCATCAAAATCATCTCTTTTATCTAAGTCATCAATTGCATCGAAATTATCATTTGGTAAAAAACCGATTGATTTTAAATGTCTTTTGAAATCAACTGTAAAGACTCCACCAAGATCAAGAAAACTTGTACCAGCAGCCCCACCAAAGGCATAAGAACCTGTAGTGGATAATCCACCAGCAGCATCTAGTGATGTCACAGCATCAAGATCAGGTATGGCATCAAATAGACCAATACCAGCTAATTTTATAAATGTTCCAGTGTCATCAAGTAAGACATTTGTTTTTGTTCCCTGAAATTTTGGATTATCATTATCTTCTCTTCTTGTAAGTGCAACCAGACTTGTCTGTTCTTCTGGTAATGAAATAACAACAGAACCCTCTCCAGCACTTAGATTTCCAGTATCATCCTGAAATTTAAGGATGTATTCTCCTTCAAGTCTCGGTAAAACTGCTGATGTTGAGTTTCCAGCAATTTTGTCCAACTCCTGTGCAGTAAAAAATGTACCTGTTCCATCCGTCAAAACATCATGCCGTATTATTACAAATCCTCCATGCAACACATCAAGAGCCGTTGATTGGTCAAATCTAAGCCTTACAAGTCGATCATCTATTGGTTCAATTCTTACGTTTGTTGGAGTATCAGGTAAAGCTGTCTTTCCAATTGCATTTACAATTCTTTTTGCTGGTTCTGCACTGGGTTTATCAATAGCATTAAAACTGAATACTCTTACTTCATAAGTACCCTTCTGACTATTTTCTATATCAAAGGTATTACTAAAAACATTTTGTGTTATAAAATTACCATCATTAAATCTATATTGAACTTGATATTTATTTACACCAAGGACAGGTTGCCAATTTAGAAATATTTTACTTACAGCTTTACTGTCAATAACAACAATTTTTTCTTCTGCTGTTAAGTTACTTGGAGCATCTTTTAAATTTGTAAGAACTGTTGTCGTTCTTGTCGGCAACGCAGTTCCATCTTCTACAAAAGCATATTTTCCAGAATTATGTTCTAATGCAGTAATTTGAAATGTAAGATCTTTTGTTTCTTTTACACTGATAACTCTCCATGTTGTTGTCTGTAAGGTGTCATTCTGCAAAACCCAGACGCTGTTTGAATTTGGGGCAGAAGAAAAAGCAGAGGAAACAGTTATAACTGCTCCTGATATTGCAGATACGTTTTTAGTTTCGATAGAGCCATCTGATAACACAACACTCAATGTTGCATTATTTGTGGCATCAAGATCTGTATTGGCAGTATCATCAACTGTTATTGCAGTGGTGGTGGCTGATGCAATCTTTCCTCCTCTTCTAAGTCCACTTTTAACAGGGTCACTCACCTCAATGATCTGTCCAGGTCTTACTAATGTTCCAGCTTCAAGAGTTACCTCAAAAGAACAAGTCTCTCCTGAATTTTGTTCATTGTATAAAAACCATTTCCCCATCCTTGAAGCCTGACCTCGGCTTGTGCAGCCAAAACTTTGAATTGTTCGCACCACAGTCCCATACTTTGCTATTGCTGCGGTATCTTCCACAGTTTCATAATCTATTTCTCTTGAATCAAGATCAAAATATCCAACATTTATAACTGTATGTCTTGTCTTTAATGAAGAGCCTGTGTATTGAAAACCATCTTCAGTGATATTTGCCAAAGTAAAGAGGTAAACAGGATCAGTTGGTCTATCACCAGATATGGATATAGCCCCTGCACTATAAAAAGGCATCACACGCATTACAGAACAAAGGTCATTGATCAAATTAAATGCCTCTGACTGTTGGGTGATATTTACATTTATTGAAAACCTAGCCTCCTGTCCACCAACCCCATCATCTACAAGTGCATTGTTGTAAACAGATTGATTGTAAAATGTATATTGATCTAAGGAACTTTCAGCAATAGATAGGCCGTACCTTGTATTGGTTAACAAATCCCAAAGCACCCAGGCAGGGTCGCTATGCCATTCTGTTGCAGTTTTGAAAGTACCATTAAAAGTTCCTGTATATGTAATACGACCAGTTGCCAAGTCAACTGTGGCATTATGAGGAATTTTTGTCTTGATTCCTCTTAACCTGAATGACCTCTTGGGTATTCTTGGGAACTGTTCTGCACTGAACCTTAATGCCAAATGTGCGGTGTTTGGATATGCGTTTTGTTCAAATATTACTTCCGTCATGCTTGACCAATTGAAGGCAGAAAATGTCGGGCTGGTAGTATCTGCTGTTGTCCTAGACACTCTTACATTTATTGGAAAACTTGTATTTGATGGAAGATTTATCAAATAATCTCTGAAATAAACACTTGTTGATCTACCAGTTACGGTGTCTGTAATTGGTGTTGTGGTCGTTCCATTGTTTTGAATTATCTGTATCTGAACCCCAGCAGAAGCACCTGTAATCTCTCCATTATCTTCTACCGTTTGAATACTTTGAAAAGATATGGTTACTCTTACTGCATTAACAGAAGTATTAGAAACAGCTCTTGTTATTGGATTGCCATTTGTTACAGCAACACCAACAGTTGTTTCTGTTTCGATATTGGATATACCGTTTATGAATGTTTGATCAGAAGTGCCGAATCTTGGTTCAAAACCAACATCCTTAAAATTAAACTGCCCCTCATCAGGTGATGTGTTACTTGCAGCAGTTTGTAGTAATTGTGTCGCGTTAAGAAAGATGTCCTTTTTAAAAGCATTATTATATGCAGTTGTTCCCTTTGTTAGACCAGCCTTTGATGCTGTTGCTGATCCCTCTATTTCTCCCTCGCCCACGACCTCAATCAGCGTATTAAATTGCTTTGAAGATAGCGTATCAGAGGGGAGTTCTGGATTTGTAAAGACAGTCTGTTGACTAAATTCCTGTATGCCAGCCATTATGCGTCACCTCTTACTTGGACAGTGTCGATTCCATTTGATACAGTCACAGAACCAACTATCGTTTCTCCATATATCAAATTAATCGGAACTCCAGCTTTGCTGATGTTAGTGATGCCACTGAAAGAATAGTTTGAGGCAAGAGAGGATGGATCTGTTCTATCCATACCAGATGGCCCTGTCGGTTGTGGTTGTGGAGCAAGCATTGATGTAATACCATCAACTACTAAACTCGTTCCAACGGCTGTTACAACAGATCCTAAAATTCCTGTAAGGCCAATCTTTGCCACCACTCCACCAACCGCCTTTCCAGCTAATGCACCAATGATTGGAACAAAGAAACCTGATCCTGTGGCAATAGGTATGATTTTTATTTCAGCATCACCTGTCATATTTAAAGTATCGTCAGTGATTACCTTGTCACCCGAATAAACTTTATAAACTTGATTCTGTAGATGATTTGCAATCTCTGGATAGTTACAACATAAAAAACTAAAAGCCTGCCCAACATTATTTAAATCAGCTTCAAATGATGCCTTTCCAATTAATTGTCTTAATTTGCCGTAAATTTTAATTTTTCTCAACATGACGATACCTCTTATAAATTGATTTATACATTTGCTCATCAAGCAAATCTCTTGAGCTTAGTCTACCGACTTGATGATGTAAAACCATCTGATCGCCAACATACATACCAACGTGAGATGCTCCTTTTCCTATCATAGTCATCAAAAGAACATCATCTTCTTTTATATCATCATTTACTTCAATAAAACCGCTTTTTGGCAAAACATCTTCAAGCAGTCCATTTGTAAAAAGTTCTGTCGGATCTTTTGGTCTTGGCCAATCTTTGACGATTAAATTTTTACTTTTAAAATAATCTACTAATAATGTGTAACAATCTTGAGCTTTCCATATCCATTCTCTCCCTAATAAAGGCTGTGGTTTATATCCTGTGGGTTCAAAATAATACCAATCATTCTGTTCAGGGCTGTAAATATACCACGGTAAGCCAAGATATTCACAGGCAGTTTTATCTGTTTCAGATGGGAATATAGGCCCTGTCGGATGAGAATGAATTATTGCTGTAAGTTCTCCACTATCTTCTGCTGAAGCCCAATCATCGGGGTCAATAATGAAATAAGAACAGACATCATTCGCTAGGTTTTTACAGGGGAAATAAGTTTCTTTTCCTTTTACTATTGCAAGCAATCCACAGGATTCCTTTGGCATACATCCTTTTGCGTGTTCTGCTGCTTTATCTTTCCAATTCATTGATCAATAAAAGTACCGACACCTGGAAAATCTTTCCTCGTGATTTGTCTTTTTGGTACTCTTACATTTGTCAGATCAAGTGCGGAGACTAATTCATATTTTACAAATTCTCTATTCTCCAAAACTTTTCTATCCAAGAAATAAATTTCATCTGGAAACTTATCAGCACTAGGAGTTCCGAAAGGATTTGTCTGCGATCCTGATGTGGTCGTTGTGGTCGTTGTGGTTGTATTAGGATTATTCATTGTGATTGTATTTCCCATTGCGTTGCCATGACTTGTGCAATAGTATCTCAAATCAGATGGGGCATCAGGATATGGTGGTTGGAATGTGACGATTGATCCTGAATATCCAGGGCTGTAACCTGTGGCTGTTACACCTGTTGAATATGATCCTGAACTATCTGATTTAAAACGTAGAGGATGGTTTTGATTACTTGAATCTTCCTGATTAAAAATATAAGTAGATCCACGCTTCATTGTGATTACAGGATTATTTACACCATTCAAGAGAAAAATATTTATCCCTCCTACATTTGCGACAGTGACTGTATAGTTTACAGTCTCAGCATCTGCTGGATCTGCAATTGTTGTTGTTGTGGTCGAGGTAGTTGTTACTGGTGCAAAATTTACGGCATCAAGATTAGAGGCAAGTGTTCTTATTCTTGTTAATTTTGATCCGTTAAGATCATTGGCAGGGGTAAAAGCGTTTACAGATGCCATCAAGGTTGTAAGTGTAGATAAAATATTACTGACTAATAAGGTAGGTCTTGGAATCTGACCACGGCCTGTAAATTCAAACCCTTCCGCTTCCACTGGGAATCTTGCATAAGTATTACCCTGCCAGACTATTTCTCCATTACCGTTTTGGTTTGAACCACTATGCCATCTGAATAATTGATCACTACCATGAATTGAAGCTATAAGTTGAAGTTCAAACAGTTCAATTACTGCCGATGGATTGATACTTTGCAGTTCAGAGGTAGGTATGGCCATTTATGGTTCTGCGACCTCCTCAAAAGTGAGGTTCATGTTTACTCTGTTTAGGTATGGAATAGATTTAGACCTTCTTGTGCATTTAAATTTTCGTGCGGAAGTTTCTCCTGTCATTGTGTAATCAAAGGAAGCCTGATCGTCAAATCTACTATTTAAAAATGTGTCTATAGTGTCCGCATCTGTTTCAGAGATATTAAAGGAAAGATTTACAACATGAAGTCTTTTGTTTGCTGGTAAACCAAAGACAGTTCTGAACTCATAACCGTCACCAAGTTTGGTCGCAAGTCCTTTCTGCTCAACAGTCTGTGCTGTTCCATAGGCTGGTTTGATTGATGGAAATGTTGCCATTATGCTAATAATCCTCCAGGTCTTTTTTCTTTAACAAGTTGTTCTTGAATCGCAACCCCAATAAGTTGTCCTAGTTGGTTTGCCTCGGCTGTATTACCTTGAACTTCCGAACCAGAAGCATCTACATTAACTGTAACCATATTTGTGACACCTCCACCTCCACCGATTTGGTTGTTTGGAATGATTGTACCTGAAACAGAAGGAACAAATATTTCAGGGCCACGCTCTCCAACGATTGAAGCCTTGCCTACAGGAGGCCTTCCACCGTTTGCAAAATTAAAGGCATTTTTACCGCTTAATAAACCTGATTGAAAAGGAATAAGCCCTCCGCCTCCACCACCAAAGAAACTACTTCCACCGCCACCCCTTGATTTGCCACCAAACATATTTCCTAAAAATCCTCCGATTGCATCTCCAATCCCTGATGTTGCTCTTTGGATTGCAACCTCAACAAGTTTTCTTTTCAAATCATTTAAAACATTGATTGCAGCATCAGCTAATGATTGAGTTCCCATGACAGCATCAGTTAAATTACTTACAATTCCCTGCTCTACGCTCTGACCAATCTCCATAAATTTTTCGTTTAAAATATCAGCTTCATTTTGTGCATTAATTAAAGATTCTGAAAAATGATCAGTGCTAAAAGATAATCCATCAACAAGAAAACTTGTTTCTCCTAAACTTTGATTAAATAAATCATTAACAGAAATATTACTTTCAATTGCTTTTGTTGTTGTTTTGGTATTCTCTTCTAATTTTTTTGTAGGTTGTTCAGTTTTTTTAAGGTTTTTATTTAATTTATCAGCATTGTTAGCAGATTCATTAATGTTTTCGCTTATTTTTTTTGTTTTTTTATCTTTCTCATCAAGAATTTTTAGTTCTTTCACTTCTAAAGCCTCTTTTATTTTTCTTGCTTTTATTTCTTCAAATAATTCCTTTTCTCTTGCACGACCTTCACCTGTTAATGGGGCAAAAAATCCTTTTTCTTGTCTTACTTGTTGCCTTGCCTCGCCTCTGGCTTCCATCGCAATGTTAGCAAGATTTATTCTTCCGACTTTATTTGCAGTTCCAACTCTTTCTATAAGTTTTGTTATTTGATTTACAGCATTAATACCAAGATCCAAAATTGTTTTTATTTCATCTCCAAGTTCATCTCCAACAGTTCTTGCAAGAGTTTCTACAGTATCAACCAATGTGCTGAGTTTTCCATTTAACGTGTCAGCCTGGGCTGTAGCACCACCAAAAAAAGCACCCCCTTCATCTGTAAGATTTAAAAATGCTTGGTTTACTTTGTCAGCACCTATTTCACCCTTTCGCATAGCAGACTCAAATGCCTCGCCTTGCAATCCTGTAATTCGTTTTAGTTCTGTGGTTATATCAACTCCTCTTTCTAATAACTGTAAATTTTCCTCCTGTTGCAATTTACCTTTAGCTCGAATCTGTCCAAAGGCAGTGGCGATACCAGATAAATCTGCTCCTGTTGCACCAGCAATATCAGAAAGTCTTTTTACACTGTCAGCAAGTTCATCTGTTTCAAAACCAAAAGCTTTCAATCTTTTTGACTGTTCAATTAATTCGCTACTTGTAAATGGAGTAACAGAACCAAAATCCTGTAATTCTTTAATAATTTTATTTGTTTTTTCTAATGAACCTGTTAATACTTCTAAACTCTTTCTCTGAGTTTCTAGTTCTGCTGTTTTAACAAAAACAAACTTTGCTGTCTGTATAACAGCAAAAGCAGCAGCTAATTTTTTTAAAGTGCCAACTAAAGTATTGACATTTGATGATGCTTTTTTACCAGAATTACCAAATTTATCAAAAGACTTCTTACCTTCATCTAATCTATTTTTTAATTTATTTGTATTTTGACTTAATTGTTTTGTTTGATCATTAACCCTTTTCAAAGGATTGATGGCATTTTGTGCATCAACTATTAATCTGACTGTTGACTGTGCCACAAATACAAATAACCTTTATTATATATTACCTTGATTTGGCTTTTTGTCGTTGCATTTCTTTTTGCTCTCTTTCAATCTTGAGTTCATAATAACCAGCCCAATAGATCAACTCTTCTTGAGTAATCAAGGTTCTTAGTTCATATAATGTTTTACCAAGTTCTGTTGCTAGGAAAAATTCAAAGTTTAACCAATTATCCCCTTTTATTCGTTTTTTGCTTTTGGAATATCAACTTCAATATCCATCATAAATATTTCAATATCATTTAAAACTTTCTCAGGTATTTGTCTTTGAAGCATAGGTGCATCTGACATATCAAAAGCTGGAGTGCCATCTTCTTTCTGTGCAACCTTACATAAAAGTTGTGTTGAGATAGTCAAAGCCTCATCTGTACCAGCTAGCTGTTGCGCTTTCTGTCTATCAAATCTTGTGATCGGTGGAAAATATAAAGTAGCTAAAATTTTACCTGATGAATCTTTGAGATCATATTTGCGCCTTGCAGTCATCTCATCTTTAAATCCACCAATGATAAGATCTGCGGTTCTTTGAGTTGTCATAAGTTGGGGTTGATAACTTTAATAATTAAATAGCTGAAGTAATTGTTCCAGTTGGTTTGAATGTAATACTTATTGTATTAACATCACCCAAAGTCGAACTTTGCTCAAAACTTGTAATAATTCCATTGAAAGAAATTTTCTTTGTGGCACTAGAGCTATCTGGAAAAAGTTCAAAGGCTGCTGTTCCAGCATCACCAGTAGTTAATACACCATCAACAAAAGTTGCAGTCTCACCAGATGCTGCGTCATCATAAACCAACTCAGCAGAACCTTCACCTTCAATAAGGCCACCGACAAATGCTTTGAATGTATCACCTTGAGTTGTTGTTTCTTGGGTATCCTTAGTGATAGACATTGACCAACTTCTAGTACCCAGTACTGGATTTACAGATGAACCACCGTCATCAAATTTGACTTGCCCAACATCGCCTTTTACAGCAGCCATAACAATAAAAAGAAAGATTTATAAATATATTAACTCTTTTCTGACTTTTTTACAGCCTTTTTTGTTGCTTGTTGTTTTTCCATATATCTTCTACATTGATTATCCCAATATTGAGGTTCTCTTCTTCCTTTTACTGCCTCGATAGCGTCAAGCATTTCTTCTGTAATTTCAATCATTAAAGATCCTCATAGATATTAAATGTAATTCTTATTTGTGTTTGAAACTTACCTTCTGGACTTGATGTAAGTATTTCAGGGCCAACAGGAGAATCAAAAATTACATTTGAAACTGTGACCCTATTATACAAATCCCTCAATCTTTTACCAATTGTGTAATTAGATCCAGCCCCAATACCCTCCTCTGTAAAAATATTTAAAACTATTAAACCCACAACATTGTTAAAAGCGTTTGATGTATCTCCTTGAGTTAAATATTGATTAGCTCCAAAACTTGTTAAACATTGAACAAAAGTGTCCTCTGTTGTGGAATCAAATGCCATGTTGTTGAATACAACAGGTATTGCTGGACTTGAAGCAAGTTCTGTTGCCAATCTTGCCTCGATTGTGGATCTGACTGTGTTTAAATCAATAGCTGCCATTATGCCTTCCTAAATTCATCCGCAATGTATTGTTCCAGTTGTTTTGCAATAAGTTCTGGATATCCTTTTATTGTATTTTGACGAGTTCTATAGATTCCACCCCAACTTGGAGGCAAGTTAGTTCCATAAGCAACAGGTTCTGCATATTCAATATTTGTGGAAACAATACCAATATAAGGTTTGACTTCACTTTGCCAAGAATTTCTTAAAGTTCCACCAACTCCAGATTCTCCCTCTCTTGGTTCAAAAACAGGAGTAAATTCTTTTATATCTTTTTCTGCTTTGAAAGTTGCTTTTCTTACAACCTTTTGTACTTTTTCACCGAAGTGATTTCCGATGTCAGTTAAATTTATTTCTCTAGCCATAATTACCTCAAGATAAGATCAAAACTTATTGGTGTATTATTTTGTTCATTTGTCACGACTTGAATAATTTTAAACTCAACATTACTTATCAAAACTCTGTCTTTTGTTGTTGGAACAAAACTAATATCTTTTGATGCAATAATTAATCTTTTATCTTGGGATTCAATCAGATCATTTACCTCAGATCTGTTTACATTACTTAATGCACCTTTGACAGTTGTATCAGATGTAGATTCTGTAATCGCTCCAGTGGTTGTGTTATAAGCACCAGCCGTTACTCGTCTAATAGTTACATCTCCTCCAAGTTTTTTTAAAGTTTTAGAGGCTGCTGTTTTTAGTGCGTTAGCAAGACTCATAATGAATAAGCTATAACTTGACCACTTGCAAGAGTAATGCTTGTTATGACTCCACAGACTTCAGATGATGCCTTCATTGTGATGCCATTGATAGTTGCAGATCCATTCTCTGTGATGTTCTCGGCAACAAAAGTTGCTTCCGCATCTGTCAAACAATGCACCTTACCAAATCTGCCAGTGTGGGCATTTGTATCAGTAATAATGATTGCTGCTGGATATTCGTAGCCGTAACCCATTTTCATGACCTCTTGATTGATAAGTTTGCTCTTCCACCTATTCTAATACCCATCAGGTAATGATCAACTATAGGTGGGATTCGATCAATACCAACAGCTCCATAAAATCTTGGAGTTACATTCAA